TCCAATCTGACCAGTTAGCCCAGAACCAAGTACAAAGGTTGGTCAACATGACCCTTTCCCCAAAGGGCAATCTGGAGACTCGGCGCGGGGTAACTAGCTTTAATACGACCGCTACATCCCAGCAAGGATCAATCGGTGGGATGGCTTACTACGATACTACCGGCACGGAAGATTTGGTTACTGTGACCCAAGGCAGGCTGTATACGATTGATTCTGGCGGCACAGCCGACCTCCATCCTGCTGACGAACTTTGGGGTGCGGTCAACCGAACTTGGGATGCGGAAGTCCAGCAGTGGGCAGATGGTTATGTTGTGGCTTATACCTCCAAAGTTTCAATGGCGCAGTTTAACAACAAAATGTTTCTGGCGGATGGCGATGACGATTTACACTTTTTTGATGGCAACATTGTCCAACGGCAGGGTGGCAAGGTAAGGGCAATAACCGTCACAACCGCAGGCTCTGGGTATACCAGCGCGACTGCCATTATCACCGGCCCTAACTGGGGCGGGGAATTGCCCACTTTAATTACCAACGTAGCTGGCGGAGCGGTGACGGGGGTGGTGGTAGTCAATGGCGGTTCTGGCTACGGCTACACGCCTACGGTTACGATTATTGGCAACGGCTCTGGTGCTACGGCTACGGCTACGGCCAGCCCACCGCCCCAGGGGTTACAGACGATTATCAATGCTGGCAACAGATTGTTTGGCGTTGGCTCTGGTGCAAACCGCAATACACTTTACGCCTCGGACATCCTAGATCCTTCCGTGTGGGATTTGACAAACAGCGTGGTAGTTAACGGCGATGATGGTGATGAGATTACCGCTATTGTGCCTTACTTTGAGAATCGCATTATTGTATTCAAGCGGCGCAGGATATTCCAAATCACCATCCCGCCCGACATGACCAGTGCGGCTGATTGGACCATATCGATTATTTCCAATAACATCGGGTGCGTGGCTGGGGCATCAGCTATTCAAGTAGGGGCTGACATATTCTTCTTGTCTGATGATGGCATCAGATCGCTTATTCGGTCTGCTTCGGATGACTTTACCTCAGTTGGCTTACCTATCTCGGAAGTCGTTAAGGACGTAATCCAAGAAATCAATACGGCGCAGGTTGGGATTAGCACTGCGGCCTACTACGACAATAGGTATCTACTAGCCGTACCTACAGGCTCCAATAACTTTAACGATACGATCTTGGTCTATAACACTATCTTGAGTGCGTTTGAAGGAACCTGGACACCGAAGGTAATGCAGTTTGCCTTGACCAACTTCCAAAGCGAAGGCTTGCGGTTAATGATGAAATTGACCACCGGCCAGATTAACAAGTACAGCGGATACAAGACACCAGCTCAAACTACGTCAGCAGATTATGTGGACTTTGGCATCCAATCCAACGGCACAAGCGTTGGCACGTTTGATTTTAGCTCGTCTGTCCGTACCCGCGATATGGACTTTGGCGATCCATTTGCTCAAAAACATGGTAGCAATTTCGAGATTATTTTTGATGATTCGTATTCTAGCAATGCTACTATTGCCATCCAGCGGGACAGCGATGTTGGCGATGTGGAAGTGCAGGCTAACCTAAACATTTCCAGCACTGTGTTGGTACTGCCATTTGTCTTGCCAGCCGTTCTACCTACTTCGGTTAAGAAACGCATTGCTTCCGATCTGCGCAAGTACGAGAAGTGGCGGTTAATCAACATCAGTGTTACCTCTGAGGCAAACAAGATGGCGGTTAGGCAGATTACCGCAGCCGCCAACCCCGATACCATTGAGGTGCAAAAGACGATATGACGGCTGTTGAGTACATTGAGGAGAGTGGCGTGCCGGAGTCCATGTGGCCTAACCTGGCTGACTGGTACGGCTGGTTTGAGAGGCAGGGAATGGTTGGCATTGTGGAGGATAAGGACGGCATCGCAGGCGTGGCTCTGGCTAGGTGTCTAAAGGATGGGCAAGAGCCTAAGCATTATGAGCATACTGAAGATGGTGAGAATGTTTTTGTTGATTTGACTATCTCCTCAAAAGGTGCTAAATCCTTACGATGCTTGCTGTTGCTCCTTTGGGAGCGTTTTGGTCCCCGCGAGCGGATCACCTTTAATCGTTCTGGCAAACCAAGGAGTTACGACTATATGACATTTATGCGAAAGGCTAGGGTTTAACACCATGGGTGGATCGCCTTCTATTCCCTCACCGCCTCCTCCGCCCGATCCAGCAGCGGTTGCGCAGGCTAATGCGGCGGCCTACCGCATGAACATTGATACCTACATCGAAAAAGCTCCAGCTATGGCAGCACTTGAGAACAAACTTCGCGTCCAATATCTACCAGCCCAGCGCGGTTTAGAACGGCAGTTATCAGCCCTAGACCAGCAGGCAGGGGTTCAGTCTGGGATGCAGCTAGAACGGCAGTACGGACCGCAGCGCACGCTGGAAGGTTTGCGCAGGCAGTACGAGACTAGCCCACAGGCGTATGCCTTGAATCGCGGATTAGGCGACCAGATGACCCGCCAGTTCGAGCGTCTTTACGGGGCATCTCCGTATAGCTCAGTTGAGCAGAATGTAGCGTTTAACCGTCAACCAGGACCAGTTGATTTCTATGGCACGATTGGCACGAACATTGGTAATCCAAATTTAACTGCTTAACATGACACCACAACAAATTAGAGGAGCAATAAATGCTGCCAACCTTGAAAGCGCAAGCCAACATGGTGGAGGTGCGGCTGCTGGGGCTAGGTACATGTATTACAGTGGAAGGTCTGGAGAGGTCGGGTATAACGATAAAAATTTTGGCGCGGCAGCAAGCCAAGAAGTTAGGAACAACATAGCGGCAATGGGATTAAATCCAGATAGCTATGCAATAGGAAACGGAAGATATAATCTTAACGCAGCTATAACAGATGCAAATGATTCAGTAACAAACATGCAGATAGATAAGGCAATAAAAGAAAGAGTTGATCCAATCGTTTCAAGGGAAAAGCAATACGACACCTTATCCGATCAAATCCGCGCTCTTACTGGCGAACGATCTGGGGGTGGAACTGTTGGTCCCGCAGGCCCAGCCTTTAACCAAGCCCTATCACAACTTTCTGCTGGTCGTAATTATGGATCGTCTGATCTTGGCTCAATGCTAAACTTTCAAGTCTCCGATCAGCAGATCGTTGACGATTACAATAACTCAAAGTTATCCCGCCTCAACAGCGTAATTGATCGTGGCAACGCTCAGATTGCTGGGATTCAAGAGCGTCTAAACACGGCTAATCAACTTCTTGCTGGCCTTCCCGCTGGCGATGCCAGACGCACTTCTTCTGAGGTGTTCGTCAAGCAACTCAACGATGACTTGAAGAGCGTAACCAGCGCAGTTACTGGCGCGCAGGATATGCAAAAGAATTTCAAGCCTATCACGATGGATAGCCCCGAAGGGCTAAAGGAGATAACTGCCTTTAGGTCTTTTGTCCAGCTACCCGAAGAGCGTGCTTCACAACAGCTTTTCCAGATTGATCCAGATTCCTACCGCACTGCGGTTGGCTTGGGTCAGCAGTATCGCCAGATGGCTACTGAGCCAATTGGTGCTACGACCACGCCGGAGACTGAGCAGATTCGTCAAACCATCGAGGACGAGGCTCTTAATCAACTTCGCCTTGGATCGACCATTGGTGCAGAGGAACGGCGTGGCTACGAGCAATCTATCCGCGCAGCACAGACTGCCCGTGGCAACGTCTTTGGCCTTGGACCGGCAGTGCAAGAAGCCTCACAGATCGGTGCGGCTGGCGAGGCTCGCAAGCTGGCACGCTACGGGGCAGCGCAGAGCTTCCTTGGATCTGGCTTGTCGAGTGGTGATGCGCTCAAAGCTGATATAGCGTTCCGTGACGCATTGCGTCAAAACAGGCTGGGTGCAGCTTCCAACTTTGTTGCTGGCGGACCTTCCATCGCCAACCTTGCTGGCGCACGTACAGCACAGCAACAGAGCGCGATGCAACAGTATATCCAAGCCAATCAAGCTTTGCCTGGTGGGTTTAATCAACAGCCGTCTACGGCTGCGAATTTCTATCAAGCAGTAGATCAGCAGATTCCAGTTCAGCTTACTAATGCGTTTAACCAGCTTTATCGCTCGCAGGCTGATTACGGAGCCAGCACCTATGGTGCGCAGGTTGGTGCGATTTCCAGACAGCAAAGTGGGGCGCAACAGTTTGCTGATATTGCTGGAGGAGTAGCATCGCTCGGAAAAGTTGCAGCCCCTGGTGGATTCTTTGGCGCGCCTGGTTCGGGGGCATTCTTCTACTAATTTATGCCAGCCATAACTGAAGCAGGTCGATCCTATGACCAGGCCCAGCGCGCAAGGCTCGCGATGGCCGCAGAAGAAGATGCTCTCAAGATGCAGAAGCTTCGTCTTGAAATTCAGAAAATGGACGAAGAGAGCAAGAGAAACCAACCAGGCTACTCTTCTGAAGTTGCTGGCGCACTAGGAAGAAGACTTGAAGAATCTGAAAGAAATTTACAACTACAAGATGAATTGCTATCCGATCTTTCAAAAAGAAAGCAAAACATATCGGCAGCAGCAACTCCATTACAACCACAAATTGCTGGACCCGTCATGCCGCAACAAGCTGCAATTGGCGAAATGAATAGAATTGGAACAGCAGAAGAACAAATGCAATTAGATCGCGCCGCTTTTTTGGCATCGCGCGAAGCAATGCGAAAAGATTTAGAGGGTTTAACAGGGGCTGTTCCGCTTCCGACTGGAGGAACATACGCTGCTGGCGAAACATCTACAATTAAAAGAAGGTTTGAAGACACCGCAAAAATGATACAAGAATACAAGCAAAGGCTTGCAGGCGCGCAATCACCAGAAGAAGCAGATGCTATTCAGTCAGCTTACTCAATGTTTGAGCCGATCCAGAAACAACAACTCAAAAAAGATTTAGAGTCATCGCGCACTATTCCCGGCCTTGAGGGATTTGGTAGAGACGAACAGGCAACGAATGAAATGCGAAAAGCGATAGTTGATTTCTCGTCTGCAACTCAAAACATAGATGACCTAATCAAACTAAAGGATGATAAGAGTATCGCAAACTATGCAAGAGCGCAGGCAATTAGAGGTGGATTGCGAGGCCAGTTAAGATTGGCTATTGCTGGACCAGGTGCAATGTCGGATCAAGATGCCGCACTAATGAACGAAATAGTTTCCAACCCATATTTTCCATACGCAGAAGAAAAGCTGCTTTCATTAAAAGGCGCATTGGCAAGAAAAATTGTTTCAACCGCATCTGTTAGTGGGTTTAGGGTAAAAAGACTTTCCGATCTTGTTAGTGCGGGCGGGCAGCCAGAGGATTTCAATTCGTTTATATCATCCCCTAAAGCTGCTTCAGCCAACTCATTTGCAACCGAAGAAGAGGCAAGAAGGGCTGGAAAAAAGAACGGTGATACGGTCATAATTGGAGGTCGGAGAGGGATACTGGAACCGTAAGCTATGGCATTTAGACCCCTAGACGGCGAGAACGAAGTATCTGCTCCCGCAACAGAAGAGGCAGGAATTTCTGACTACGCAATGCGAGAGGCAGGGCTTCTTGCTCGCGCAGCAATAAATCCAACAACAGTTGGGGCTGCTGGTGGAGCTATTCTCGGAACTCCGCTTAGAGTGCCAGGAATGGGAGCAAAAGCAGGAGCTGCTGCTGGATTTTTAACGGATATTGGGGCCAGAGTATATAATGCAATTGTTGCCGAAAACACTGGCATGGGCAAACTGCCTGTTTTGAGCGAAGTTCTGGAAGAGGTTAAAAACAACATTGGATTACCAAAACCAAGCGGCGCATTTGAAACAATGCAGGAGAGAGCTATCGAAGGCGCGTCTGGACTCGTCCCGATAATGTCTGGTGGGAAAATTATTGCGGATGTTGCAAAAAGTCCATTCTTGAAAGAAATTGGGAAGGCTTTATACGCATCCCCTAGAACGCAGGCGGCTTCAGCAATGACGGGCGGCATGGCTGCTGGCCTAGCTGAAGATGCTGACCTTCCAATGCCGTTACAGGCTGTTGCTGGCATCGCTGGCTCTGTGGTTCCTGGTTCCGTTAGCCGCATGGCGCAAGTTGCCAGAACAGGAAGGGAGCTAGGGCTGGGCAAAGTAGGAGCCTTGGCTCTTGCTCCCGCTGGAATAACAGAATCGAGCAGAGGCGCAACAATAAGAATTTTGCGAGGCGGTAAAACACCAGAACAAATAGCGCAAACAATCCAAGAATACAGGGCGGCTGGCACAAGCCCGTCAGCAGGACAAGCGACTAGATCGCCAGAACTACAGCAAATGGAAACTACATTCGGGAAATTCCCTAGTGGCGCAATGAAATTCAGAGAAAAAGCATTAGAGCAACAAGCGGAAGTTGGTGGTCGAGTTGAGCAAATAAGGGCGGAATTATCTAAAGTAAAAGAACCAGTCCTTGCTGGTCGGGGCGCAAGCCAAAGCTATCAAAATATATTTTTGCCCACCGCAAGAAAAGTGCAGTCTGAATTATATAATAAGGCAGATGAATTATTTCCGCAGAGCAAGGCTACTGTTAGCAATACTGAGGACACGTTAAGGGGTCTTGCAAAAAGATTCGAGCAATCCCCAGAAATGAAAAACATTTTTGCCAATAAGAAAATACTGGCGATTCAGGATGCCTTAAAGGCTAGCAAGAACGAAGAAGGAATGATTCCGTTCCAGACTTTAAGAGATTTCAGAACAGAAGTTGGCGAACAATTATCGAATGTGGGACCAGTGCCAGACACAATTGTTCAAACGCAATACAAGGCACTCTACAAATCAATCACAAAAGATATAGATAATGCAGTTGCGCCATACGAATCAGCAAGAAATGCTTACAATCGTGCCAATAACTACACTCGCGCGTTTCATGATCGTGTTGAAAATGTCGGGAATATATTAACAAAAAACAATGGCGAGGATGTTTACAAGTCAATTATTAGCGGGTCAAAGGATGGTCCGTCCAAGTTAAGACAGCTTTTAAGAACAGTAGAAAAGGACGATCAAAAGGCTGTTGTTTCAACATTCGTTGCAAGAATGGGACGCGCTCTGCCTGGGGCGCAGGATGAAACTGGTGAAATCTTTAGTACATCAAGATTTTTGACAAATTACGCATCGCTCGATCCATTGGCAAGAAAAGAACTATTTGGAAGATTCGGCTCAGAGTTTCAAAAGAACATGGATAATGTAGCTAAAGTTTCGTCCATGATACGCGAATCTAGTCAAATAATGGCTAATCCTAGTGGAACTTCTGGTGCTGTTGTTGGCCCCGCAACTATTGCAAGTCTTGAGGGATCTCTTGCGGCTGGCAAGTTTGGCTTTGCAGCAGGCGTACTTGGCGTGCTTTTACAGGCAGACCAAGCGGCAAGACTTATGACAAGTCCTAAATATGTGAACTGGCTGGCAAGTAATTTGAACACGCCAGTATCTTCATCTGCTGCCGCCCTATCCACGTTGGCAAATATCAATAAAAAGGATAACAATCCAGACATTAACGCATTTCTTGAAGAAGTTGAAGAACAATCAAAATAATGGCAACAATTGAATCAAGAATATCTAAAAGCAAGATTAGGAACGAAATAGAATCCGACTACACTGCCCCAGCCGTAAATACGGGTGTTGGTTATGTTGACGAAAAGGGGCGCAAGTTAGTCGAAATGCAAGAGAAGATGCGTTCTGCTGCTAGGTTTTCAGAACTGGAGGATAAAATGAGTAGAGATAATCTTGAAAAATCATTGTTTGAGTCAAAACCAAATTTTGTTGGACCTAAATCGTCTTCTTCGTCTACGCCAGATTATTCAAATCTTATTAACGCTGGTATGCAAACAGTTGATTGGGAGGGTCGCAAGGACAACCAAGGTAATCTTGCTGTATATAAGTTGCCCTCTGGCGATCAAGGTGGAAGCTACGAAGTAGCTGGAATCAATGACCGATACCACCCAGAAGCGTTTAAGAGAATCTCAGCGTTGCCTCCGCAAGAAAGAGCGAAAGCTGCGGCAGAGTACATCCAAGGATACACCGCGCCACTCGTTGAAAAACTCCCACAACCACTCCAGCCGTTCACGCAGGATCTCGCGTTTAATCGTGGGCTGGGCGGTGCAACGAAGTACATCCAGCAAGGGTTGAATGCACTAGGGCAGAATGTGGCTGTGGATGGTGGGATGGGACCAAAGACATTGCAGGCAATTAACCAAGTTGAGCCAAGATCACTTATGCGCGAAGCAAGCAAAGCTCAACTTGATGACGAGTACCGCAGGGCATCGGAGAATCCAGAACGCAAGAAGTTTATTGGTGGCCTAGAAAATAGAATAAGGAATAGATTAGCTATTTTTGGGCAGGGTTAACGGCTTGCCCAACTAGGTCGCAAAATTGTAGACCCGGTTCCAACTGAAGTATAATCACCAACATAAGTATTCCCAGCCTTCGCAACAAAATGGTCATATCCAACAAATGATTTTCCAGTGGAAACCACTACTCCGTCATAACACAAATAAGTATTTCCAACCTTTCTGCAAACCCCCTCTGGAGTAAAGAATGTATTGCCAGATCGTATGATTGAACCAGAAGGTCCATTGGCAACATTCCTTGTCATGGCAAAAGATCCTTCTCCCCTATAAACACCACCTATGAAATTACTCATTTCACTTCTGCCACAATCCTCATCATCCGCCATTCCCGATGCCACAAGCATCGCCATCAGTGTTATAGTTATTATTGCTTTCATTGGGAAAAGTCTCTAGCACAAACCGAAAGCCGTCAAGGATGAAATTATCATCACGCCAAATTGGAGCAGTTGGGGTGGCTCGCGTCACCGGCGCGTTACTGCGGTGCGGGTATTCGGTGTTGTTACCCTACGAAGATTTTGCTGGCTACGATGTGGTAGCAGAGAAGGATAATAAGTTCTTCCGCATCCAAGTTAAGACCGCGCAGAATGTTGAGCCTGGGCGCACTAGGTATCGCTTCTCGACCAGCACTGGCAATGGATATAATACGCCCAAGCGCGCCATCAGTAACGTGGATTATGTGGCTATGTGGGCGATGACCGATGACTTATTCTGGTTGCTTCCTATCTCCAAATGTAAGTCGATCACATTTACCACTTGTCCATCGACAGGACAAAGCTGGCGGGTATTCCAGAACCTATGAACGAGTCGCAAGCATGGGAAAAGTTTGAGGAAGCCATGCGCGATGTGCAATCATTTGAGGAAGCTATGGCGTGGTTAAACAAGAATCCAGAAATACGAGAAGGACTGACCGTGTTTGAGATGATGAGAAACTTTAATAGGGACATTAGAGACGCTAATAAGTATAACCGCAATTAGGCGGTAGCACATTTTGTGTTGACGGGTTTGGGGGTGGCTGGCTAGACACTAGCCAATGGGCAAAATCAATAGCCGAGCTAAGGGAGCGCAAGGGGAGAGAGAGTTGGCGGGATACTTGCGGGAACAGGGCTGGCAGAAGGCTAGACGCACGGTTCAATACGCTGGCAACCCAGAGGGCGGTAGCGGGGATGTAGTCTGCGATAACTTTCCATTTCATATCGAAGGCAAACGATGCCAAGCCCTAAAACCCGAAGAGTGGATGGCGCAGGCCAAGCGGGATTGTCCGGCGGGCAAGATTCCAGCGGTGTTCTTTCGGCGCAATGGACGCAAAGAATGGCTAGTAGTTTTAACCGCTGATGATATTTGCGAGCTGGCGCGGCAACTTGCCCCAGCCAGAGAAATAAAGATCGACTATATGCCATCGACCGATGTAAAAGGTTTTTATGTCACTAGCCCTCACGACCTAGACCAACTTACCCCAACAACAACAAACCCAAATAAATAAAGGAGAAATAACATGGCACTAACATTGAGTGAATCAGCAAAACAAGAGCGCAAACTACCCGAAGCAGGAGCTACGGTTGGGATGCTGTACAGCCTAGTCGACCTAGGCACACAGAAAACCAACTGGGACAACGAAGAGAAATGGTCGCCCAAGGTGCGGCTTACTTTTGAGTTGCCCGACCAGACTGATGAGTTTGAGGTCGTAGAAAATGGCAAGACAACTAAGGTGTCAAAGCCGATGGTGGTATCCATCGAGCAGACCCGCAGTCTTGGCGAGAAGGCTAGCTTACGCAAACTGCTAGAGCAGTGGCGCGGGCAGACCTTTACCTCGGCAGAGCTAAAGGCATTCAGCTTAAAGAACCTCTTGGGCAAGCCAGCCATGCTTACCCTCATCCACAAGACGAGCCAGCAGGGCAGGCAGTATTGCGCCATTGCGGGTGCGTCCAAGCTACCCAAGGGTATGAAGGCTCCAGCTAACACCACCAACGCTCAGATGTATTATGAAATCGAGCAGGGCGAGGGTGGGCAGTTTAGCGAGATGCCGGAGTGGCTACAGGATAAGATCCGCGCTTCTAAAGAGTTTGCGACCGCTGCGGGCAAGTCCACGGCCACTAAGGTCGAGCTTGACGCAGATGGAAACGCAATGCCGTTCTAATTGTAATGGCTCTTACAATCACATCTAAAGAGCCTACCAATTCCCGTCTGGTCCAAACGGATCAGGCGGGTCATTGGTACTCAGAAAAAGGCGAGTCTGCTCATGTAATTATTGGCAAGAATGGCAACGAGCGAAACACCACCGTAGCCGATGCTCGCAAGTTGGGGTTGCTGCCTAGCGTTACATCTATTATCGGAATCCTAGACAAACCACAACTGACAAGCTGGAAGATAGAGCAAGCCATTATGTCCTCGCTCACACTTCCGAAGGAGGCAGATGAAACGCTCGAAACCTACGCTCGAAGAGTGGTTAAGGACTCTAAAGAATCAACAACGAAGGCAGCCGAGCATGGCACAAGAATGCACGAACAAGCCGAGAATATCCTCATGGGACGCTCTGTGTGCAAAGATGAAGACCTCCAGCCCTACATCGAAACCTTCAAGAAGTGGGCGGACGAAAACGTAGAGAAGACCTACTGGTGCGAGAAGGCACTTGTCGGCGCGGGGTATGCCGGAAGATGTGACGCATACGTCAAGTTGCGCGATGTGGGTGACGCTATCGTCGACTTAAAGAATCGCAAAGTTAATCCAAAATATGAGCCATTCTATGACACGGACTGCGCCCAAATTTTTGCTTACCTTTCGGCCTCCGAAAACCCCAAAGCAGCAGGCGTGTCAATCGTGCTGGCATCAAATGATTCCAGCAAGATCATGACTAAGGTTTGGGATAAAGACGAACTCTACCAAGCTGGCATTGCCTTCTGCGCTATGCAGAAAGTATGGGCTTGGGTTAAGGGTTACACACCTCCTGGGATGAAGCTATGATCGACCCACAAGACGTACTGTGGCTAGAGGAATTGCTAGACCAAGTTTATCGGAGTCTTGCCAAATGACTGCGCCTACCATAGCCGAGATGGGTGATGCTGCCGCCGACATAGTGTGGCGCGTTATGGGCAGGGGATCAGAGAAGTCTGCCTACGGCGATTGGCTGGAGAAGGATAGGCCGACTCACGATTACCATATCGCCAGAGCCGTCCGGCACTTGGCCACAGCGCAGATGCAACTACACAAGTCATCGCCTTGTCCAGACAACAACGGCGAGACGGCGGCTGACCATTTAGAGCGTGCGTTGGTTCGGTGCTTGTTTACGCTCGCACAGATTAAGAAGGAGGTTCCGCGACTATGAGATGGATTAAGAAAGAGTTTGATGATGACGGCAAACCAGAGTGGGCGGTTTACAATGACGAGGCTGGTGAAGGCAGGCAGGAAGATTGGTCGCACTACGATACCTTTGAGACTAGGGATGAGGCGATCAAGGGGTGCGGGAGTGTTACTTGGGAAGACTATGATTGCAGCGATAAATGAAGCTGGCTCTGTCATGGGTTCTGTATTGGCTGGGGGATGTCATCAGCCGCACCATCTTGCGATTAGGGATTGGCTACGGCCTATACAAGACGCTGATGCTTTGGTCGGTCGAGCTGGACGATAAGTTTGATGTTTGGAAAGAAGTGAAACCGAAACGGAGAAAACGCAAATGAAGGATCTTGGCAAAATTACTTTTGGAAAATCACGGCCTGCGCCCAAGCAAGTGCTGGTCGATGTAACCTATGACGATAAGACGGCCAAGGCTCTGCACGCCTTTGGGCTAAAACGGTTAAAGAAAGATCAAGAGGCAGTGGTTCAGTACGTCATCACGAAGGCGTTGGAGGGCTTGGTCAAAAAATGAAACGCGCTGTAGTTACGATGGCGTTTGGGACGGAGTGGGATAAGGTTCTCGCGCTCACCCAGCCCCGTATCGAGGATTTTGCCAAGCGCAACGAGATGGACTTTATTCTGATAAACAGATCGGTTATGGACCCTAAGGACTATAACAAGTCGCTCCTTGCAAACATACTGGTTGGGCGAGGCTACGAGCAGTGCATCTACATCGACTGCGATTGTCTTGTGGCCAAAGACTGCGATGACTTTGCTAACCCCAAGGAGGAGGGTAATGACGGCTTTATTGCCTTTGATGAGGGTGATTTCCTAGACCGCAAGGAGGGCATGAAGAAGCTGGCCGCGCAGTATGGCGGAACGATTACGCCGACCTACTACTTTAACTTCGGCGTGTTTGCCATCCGGCGCAAACACGTTGGCTTACTATCCCTACCCCCGCTGGGTACTGTACCTAACCACTTCGGGATGCAGACCTGGGCGAACATCCAAGCGCACCTTTGGGACATACCGCTGTCGGGCTTAGATCCCGCCTACAACTGCATGACCAGTGTGGAGGACCAGTACGGCCTAGACCGCCACAAGGATGCCTACATCATTCATTACGCTGGGCAGTCGAATGATATGATACAACTTTTGACAAGCATCCAGTATGACGATGCCAAGCTGAAAGAGCTAGGACGGTGACGGAGATTAAGGTCGTGGAGGAGTGTGGTCGCTTTCGGCTACACACGATGGCGGGTAACGTCATTGGTCCGCGACTTTATGGATCGCGCCCGCCGACTGATTTTCCGCCGTTGCAGGATTTGTTTGACACCTTGGAAGCGGCCAAGGAGGCTTGCGAACTGTGGAACCAATACGCTCTTTGGCATAAGGCTCAACGTAAGAAGAAATGAGAAGCACGCAACTAACCAGAGGAGATCGTGATGACAGAATGCGACAACTGGCGGGAGAGGTGGCACTGCGAGCTATTGAAGACTTGCGGCTGCTGCGCCGGAGGGGAGCGGTGAAAGGGATGAAGGTTATCCCTTGTTACACTGGGCGGGATCTAAACGAATGTCCCGAATACAATAACACCATCGAGATCCGCAAACTGCTACGCGACTTTAAGAATGGGACGGTAACGTGGTGGTGCAGGGCTGGTGGAATTAACATCGACACGCCACGACTTTTGAGGATGATGGAAGTATGACTTTGCACATCGTTAACTTCTTGGGCGATCTGTTCACCTTCTTCGCTTGGACAACGCTGTTTATGTCTTTGTTCGTCTCTATCGTGGCAACGGCATCCTACATCACAATCAAGATGGTCGAGTACATCATCCAATTATTCCGTGAGTGAGTTTAAGCAAAAAGTATTAACGGCGGCAGTAGACCGCTATGTGTTGACACCCACGCAGTGCATGATGCTACGGCAAGATGCTGAGGTAATCGGGATGAAGCGTGCGACTGTGATGAAGAAGGATGGGACTACGCGCAGGTCGTTTGCCAGAAGTTGCTCATCTTGCTGGGTTCCGATGGCTCCGCACTACAAGTGGCTTTATTCGATAGTCAATGAGTTGACAACGGCTGTAAACGCCGAGCATTACCGATTCGATATTACGGGTGTGCAGCAGTTGCAAATCCTAAAGTACAATCCACTCCAGCAGTTTTGGTGGCACTACGACACCTACACATCCGAAGCACCGGTTCGCAAGATGACGATGGTGGTCAATCTGTCCGATCCTTCCGAGTACTTGGGCGGCGGATTGCAAGTTAAGGCTGACATCGAGAACGCTAGGTTTATTCGGGATCAAGGCGCGGGTTGCTGGTTTCCGTCCTACATCGAACATCGTGCGCGTGCGCCTATCTGGGGTACACGCTGGGTGTTGGTGGCTTGGTTAACTGGACCTAGCTGGAAATGAATTTCATTGGAGACAATGAAGGGTTTGGTGATTGGGATTCCGAAAGGATGAAACTCACCGAGCTTTGGAATAAACTCCCAACGGTGGCCGCCTGCGAATTCACCGATAAGCCCAAGCGTTATTGGG